CAATAAGCACAGCAACACCAGCAACAAGCAATCAGCTCTCCAGGAAACCGAAAGCACTAACTATGTAATAGGAATTATGTCGGAGGTAATAGATTATTCTGAGCTACCACAGATCTGATGAAAATAGCAGTTATCACACCTTATTACAAAGAAAAAGCTGAAATTTTATCTCGTTGTCATCAGTCTGTTCTAAATCAAACATATGAGCAAATCACACACATAATGGTAGCCGACGGTGACCCACACCCGATGGTTGAAAAGTTACAAACATGCGAACATTTGATTTTACCATATTGTCACAATGATGCAGGAGCAACTCCTAGAGCCATTGGAGCACTATCAGCCTTCAGTAGACACTATGATTGTATTGCATTTTTAGACGCTGATAACACATATGAAGATAATCATATTGAGATAATGGTTAATAATTTAGGCAATAGAGATGTTTTAACTGCTACTAGAAATATTCGTGACCTCAATGGAAAACTACTCTACGTAGACACCGTTGAAAGTAACGGCGACACATTTTGCGACACCAACTGTTTATTTTTAACCAAAAATGTAATGCATTTATTACACAACTGGATTGTGCCTGAACATTTGAAATTGTGGAGTGATAGAATTTTCTGGACTGCAATTAAAGGTAACACAACAAGTATAGCACATGTTAGTGTCCCAACAGTTAATTATTATTCACGATGGGCATGGCATTATCAATATGCAGGCGTTACTCCACCTGACTCAAGTGTATGGATTGACCAAACCTCAGAAGGTAAATTAATATATAAACAACATCAAAATAGTTAAGGTAAAATATGAAAGCAGAAATTTATACAAAACTGAATTGCCCCTATTGCACTAAAGCCAAAGAGCTATTGAATGATAAAGGGATTGAGTATCATGAATATCTAATAAGTCCAGGATTTGGTGAAAAAGGTTATAAAAATCAGAGTTATATAACACGTGATGATTTGCTTCAAAAACTTCCTACCGCTAAAACTGTTCCTCAGATTTGGTTAGATGAACAACACATAGGCGGGTATACTGATTTAGTTGAATTCCTAGCAAAAAATAACTAACTAAATACAAGGGAGAACCTATAATGCCCTTAAATCCTCCCAGTTTTGTTGGTCAAGATGTTTGGTACAGCCCAAGTGTATTTGTGAACCAAGTGCCGGTTGCACTTTGGCAACCGGCGGTTCCTCAACTCAGCCCAATAACAACCATACCAAATGTGCCAGATCCTCCGTATGTGATGACTTCAGAGCAGATGGCACTGATATCCCAAACTGCTGCGCCACAGACTGCTACCCTTCCGGATGGCACAGTGATAACCACCAGTGTTGGACAGGCACCAGATCCAACTGCTGCTCCTGGACAACTTGTCGGACCGCAATCCCTTGCAACAACCGGGTGGGTTTCGGACCCTGCTGCGGCTGGACAAGGAGGATATACAACGCTGATAGGCAATCTTAAACGATGTGCATCTGAAGGCATGTTTCATGGAGGATGGCCTAGTGATCCAAATGCGCCAAATATAAAAGCTATGTTAGCATCAACAGGTCAAAGCCCAACCGTTGTTAGAACTTCTGATAACCATACTGCATGGTGTGCAACGTTTCAGGCATATATGCTAAAATTGGCAGGGCTTCCGTATAAATCCGGTGATAAAGTAAATCCTCTAGGCAGTGCATATATGAATTATCAACAGGCGATAGATCCAAATGATAAAAAATCATGGAGACAAGGGGATGTTATGGTAATTCCGCAATATCCGGGAGCAGGTCAAAATAAATCACATGCTACATTTCTATGGGGCATAGCACCAGATGGAAGACATATTGTTCTAGGAGGTAATCAGGGAGACACAGTAAGCGCGACATACTGGTCAACAGAAGTAATATTTGCCATTAGACGTGGATGGTCTGTTCCTGCAGAACTTGATAATTATAACATTTTAACTAATTTTGGTTCAAAAAGTAGTAATTTTAATATACCTAGATAATATAAATCTTGATATATTTGCATCCTTATGCTACAATAAGAATTGTAGCATAAGGATAATTATAATGTTAATTGAAAACTCACCTAATCTTGGTGATATTGTTAGTATAAAGCTAAGTAATGGCGACGAGATTATTGCAAAATACACTGAACAGCAAGGGTCTATGACTGTTGTTACCAAGCCGATGTTAATGATTCTTAGTCAAGATCCGCGTACCGGCCAGCCAGGTGTCCAAATGGCTCCTTTTTGGATAATGAGTGCCAACTCGTCAGTTAAATTTCCGATAGCCCAGAACCATGTGGTATGCATGGTAAAAGCAAACGCCGATGCCACAAAAAACTACATTTCTCAAACATCGGGTATAGCCATTCCGTCAAGCGGTCTTATTTTATGATGCATATGCCATTTCAATATGGTACCACACGCAATTTTTGCGGAGTTCCACCCTATAACGGCCAAGAATTTGTAATATTAGGTGCTCCTGTGGATTGTGCTACAACCTTTCGTAGTGGTACTAGAATGGGGCCAAATGCCATCAGAGATGCTAGTATGATGCTAACCGACGGGGTACATGAAAAGTATCCAGTTGATTTAAGCAGCTATGTAGGAGACGCAGGCGATATTGCTATACCCAGCGGCAATACAGACTCTGCGCTTAAAACCATAGAAGAACATTATTATAGTTTTCTACGTAACAATAAACATATGGTTACTTTAGGTGGTGATCATAGCATAACAGATGCTATTTTACGCATGATTTGTGTTCAACACGGAAAGGTAGCCGTTGTTCATTTTGATGCACATTGTGATACGTGGTCTATGCATTTCAGTCAGTTACACGGTCACGGAACCTGGTTATACTATGCCATAGAAGATAATTTTATCAGTGTAGACAATACTATTAGTATTGGAATACGTAGTCCTGCAGATAAGGACTCGCGCGAACTTTTACAAAAACGCGGTGGTACTACAATATCTGCTAGACAAGCTATGAAATACGATACTGCTGCAATGGCATCTATTATCAAAACAAAAGTTGGTGATCTTCCAACATATCTCACTTTAGACATTGATTGTTTAGATCCTGCATATGCGCCTGGAACTGGTACCCCGGAAATTGGCGGATTATCTAGTCTATGGCTGAGCGAACTGCTCGACGAGTCTGAGATGCAGAGTATCAATTGGATTGGGATGGATTGTGTAGAAGTAAATCCAGCATATGATCATTCACAAATCACATCACTTGCTGCTGCAACATTTGTTTGGCAATACCTTTGTCTTAATGCCGCAAAAAAATAACATAAAAATATTTTATCTATTTGAAAAACCTTTGCTTTGGATAACCTTAAATAGACTTGGTTCAAACAAGGATATTTTATGGCAAAGGTTCTTTTTATTTTAAAACGCAGGGAAGATTTTAAAGCAACTGTGCACAATCACGTTGTCTTAAGTACAGGACTTTTCAACAGTGCAAATTTTATGAACGAAATGCTGCAAACAGCAAATGTAGAAAGTAAATTGGTAGTTGTGCCAGATAATAATTCTATTGACAGAGAAGTTACCCTTTTTAGGCCTACACATGTAATAGTTGAAGCGTTATGGGTCGTTCCTACAAAATTCTTAATTTTATCCAAACTTCACCCTTCTGTAACATGGATAATACGCTTGCATAGTGAAATGCCGTTCATTGCAAGCGAAGGCATAGCTATAGATTGGATCGCCGATTACGTGCGTTTTCCAAATATCATTATAGGCGTCAATGCTCCGCGTATGTTAAAAGAAACAAGATTTTATTTGCAGCATATGTATAATTGGACTGATGCCGAGACAAATAAGCGTGTTATCTATATGCCTAACTTCTATCCACAGGAATACGATAATAGAAAAAATTTAGTGGAATCAGATTATATTAACGTTTCTTGTTTCGGTGCCATTCGTCCATTAAAAAATCACCTTGTGCAAGCTCTTTCGGCAATAAAATTTGCCAACTCTTTGGACAAAAAACTACGTTTTCATATTAATTCTGGACGTATTGAAATGAAAGGCGAGCCAGTTTTGAATAACCTAAAAGGTCTTTTTCAACAAATGGCAGACAAAGGGCATGAGTTGATAAACCATCAGTGGCGACCACGCGATGAATTTCTTAAATTGTGTAGGGAAATGGATATAGGAATGCAAGTTAGTTTTTCAGAAACATTCAATATAGTGGGTGCAGATCACATAAGTCAAGGTGTCCCTGTTGTAAGTAGTACTGAAATTCCGTGGAGTGTTGAATGGTTTTCGGCCAATCCAACAAGCAGTGAAGACATTTATCGCAAACTTCATCGAACTTGGAAATTTTCAAAAATGAATGTTGCGCTTAATCAACTTATGTTGACATCATATACAGATGAAACACGCAAAACATGGGTAGAACATTTTAAAAACTAAATAAGTCATAACAAAAAGGAGCTAAATCATGGCAGGCGAATTTCATAGGGTGAGAACTCATTCTTGGGTAAACGGTGTACTAAAATATCTAGATCATACATTTGAAACTTTTGAAGATGCTCTTTTCTTTGCAAATAACTACGAGTGCGATAATTTCAAAATATTTGACCATGATGACAGAGTTAAACACAGCAGCCATGGCAAGCACACACACGGTTATGCCTAAAATAAAAACATACTTTAAACATAAATCTGTACAAGTTTCGCTAAGAATATAATACTTAATAGTGTTGCTAGAGAAGACTACCCAATCACTAGCGTCTGGAGAAACAAATATGAAGAACTTTTTACGTAACTTGACTGCATTTGGCACAGCACTTGCTATAGGAGTGGCCCCTGTTGTAGCAATTGCACAGACTCAAACAGCACAGGCACCTGCTGAAGAGTCTAAGTCTGTTAAAAAGCCTACTGCACCTGCGGCTGAACCGGCTGTCAAGGATTCAAATGCCAAGAAAGCACCCGCACCTGCCCCTGCACCTGCACCGGCAGCTAACAAGCCAAACAAACCTAAAACCAACTCTTGATATTGGTAAAGCATATAAAAGGCGCCTAGTGCGCCTTTTATATTGGCTAATGTATTGACATACAGTGCAATAGGTTGTATAAATAAAATTGACACTGTTGATAGCAATCAAATAAGTTCGTCAAGACCCGGGGGCAGCACCCGGCACTTCCACCATAGGGGGGTGACGCAGGATTCGATTGGCAGCATTAAGGGTTGAAGTAGGTGTTGGTGCGCAAGCTACCTTAACGCAAGACAAAAAATAAATGCTAACGATAACAACGTTGCATTTGAGGATGTCCGCCTAGCGGCCTAACCTCAACGGGTGCGGGTTCTACCTTGGAACAGAAGTGAGCCCACTCACACACAAACACACAGGAGAATAAAATGGAAGCGTATGAGATTAGACTAGAACTGCTCAAGATGGCCAAGGACATCCTTATGGAGGATTGGCATAGTAAAAAACAGGCTATTGATAGTGTTTATTGTCAAAAACGTGATATCCAAATGATACAAGAATATAATCAACAGGTTGTCGAATATCCTGAAATCCCAGCGGTGCCGTCGAGCACTGCTATTACTGAACTTGCAAGCAAGCTAAACGAATTTGTAAGCAAACGAGCATAAATAGCATTATGCACAGGACAATAAAATCCTGTGCATAAAACTACAACACCAATAAATAATACGATAACTATTTTAACTAAACACTAAATATATTTTTATAAAAACCTAGTATTTTATTTCTAACGGCCAGGATCAACACACTGGTGCTAGAATCTCTGGTTGTAAAGCATTGTTAAAAGCGTATAATTATATCAAAAAACTAACAAACAGGGGGTCAGAACCCCCTGTTTACATTTATAATTGACTGCAAAATGTATTCAGTTATGCTTATTCTTATACAACGCTATCACGGAATTTACAATGGTTAAAAAAACAACAGACGAAATTGTTAAATTAAGCGATTACGCTCATCATCGTTTACGAACAGAAATGTATCTAGGCAGTCGTAATCTACATACACAAACTGTAATTAACTGGAAAAATAATCAATTAATAGCCGAAGAAATTTCTTGGACACCTGCAGTTTACTGTGCCTTACGAGAAATTTTTGACAATAGTTTGGATGAAGTTATAGGACACGGGCACGGAAGCAAGATTGATGTTACATACGATCCAAAAACTCTTACCTTTAGTGTTGCTGACGATGGAAGAGGTATTCCCATCGATTGGGACGAAAATGAGCGCATGCATAAAGCGACCATTGCACTTACGCAGGCTCGTGCAGGGAGAAACTTCGGCGAACGACAGGAAGTTAGAGGTACCAATGGCATTGGCGCTTCTGTAGTAGTAAGTTGTTCAAAAGAATTTTCAATTGATATCAAGAGAGATGGTAAAAGATTTCAACAGACTTTTAAAGAAGGGACAGATCTATTACCAGACTTAGATATCAGCGAACCTAGAATTTTTAAAAGTTCTATGAAATCTGGAACTGAAACTGCTTTTACGCTTAGTTCTACTGTCTTTCCAAAAGCTCACTTGCCGATCGATTTTGTATATGCAAGAGTTTACGAGGTAGCAGCTAACCATCCCAATATCAAATTTACATTTAATGGACAAAAAATCACTGTTGCAAAATCAGTTGATAAAACATTTTTTTCTCAGAAGAAGCCCATTATTGTTTCAATCAATCAAGAAAAATTTGTTAGCAATTATTATCTAATACCTAATTTTGCAGACGAAGGAGAGTTTTTACACAGTACAGTAAACGACATTCCTGCATTTAATGGTGGTCAACATATTGATACTTTCAAGAGACTTTTTTTCAGCGGTATTTTAAAAGCTCTAGAACGAGAAAGCTCTAAACGAGGTTTAACTCCTAATCGAAGCGATATTGCCGAAGGACTGTTAATTTACAATACCACGGTAATGCATGCTCCTAATTTTGATAGCCAAAGCAAGACAAGGTTGATTAATGACGAAGTAGACAAATATATTAAGAATACACTTGAAAATGACATTACTTTCAAAGACATAATAAAGCATAATAAAGAATGGATAGACACAGTATATGCTAGATGTGCAGCACGTACTCAAAAGAAGGATGACGCTGACGTTGCCAAGGCCAACAGAAAACTACTTAGAAACAAAGTTCCTAAGTTATTAGATGCAACATCAAAAGAACGAACCAAATGCATCCTGTTAATTTGTGAAGGTGACTGTGTAGCAGAAGATACAGAAATCGCAATATTCGAAGATGGAAAATTTAGTAGAAAAAAAATTAAAGACATCCAACTAGGTGATTTAGTTTTAACGCATAAAGGCAGAATTAAACCAGTATGTAATAAACAGGCAAAAATAACAGATGGAATTACCATTACAACGTCATCTGGAAAAATATTAAAAATAAGTCTTGAGCATAAAATACCTGTTTATAACATACAACTAAACCAATATGAAATTGTAAAAGGAAAAGATTTAGACAAGTCTAAACATAAACTGTTTTCCTCTATAATTAATATGGATTCTACATTTTTTGAGATCATTTCTGTTAATGATTTTGATGATAAAAAATTTAATAAATCAATTTCTTTTACAAATGGTGTAATTAATCAAACATGTATAACGTCCGAGAATCATTTATTCTCTGTTTTAAATATATGCACTGCTACTATTGAAAAGGTCGCTGCTAAAAATCTAGACATTGATATCCATTTATTAATGGCACATAATTTACAGTAAGTATCGCCCTCTATGATAAATAAATATATCTTACAGAAGGTGATATCGTGCTAAAAGAATTTAAATGTGAAAAAACTGGTATTAAGTTTCGATCAAAAGATACAGACCATGACAGAAGTTTTCGTTTGAGAGCAACCTTAACCAAAAACAAAATATCAATATTCAAATACCTTGAATTATGGAATATCGAACACAATAAATTGCGATGCGCATGGTGTGGCGATTATAACCACGATATATGTGGTATAGAACATACAGTCAATGATACCAATATTATTCCAACAGGTGTTCGTAGGCGACATACCGCATTATACCTGTGTTTTTCAAAACATCAGTGCTTGGGAAAAAAACTCAACAAAAACAGTGTAGAATTTATCAGCAAAGCATATGGATTAAGCGAATCGGAGGCTTTAAAGAAAATACACACAAGAAACAGCAGCCCATTTTATAAAATTAATCATCAGTCAATAGAGGATTATAAGCTATCTCAAAGTAGATCACCTGACTGGTTTAAAAAAAATAAGAAAGATCGCCAGGAATGGATAAGGAAAGCCAATCATTCTAGAAGTTATCAAGGGTATGTAGAAAAAAACAGGGGAGATGAATGGAAAGACATACAAAAACGTAAAGCGATTACATTATCTGCCCTTATAGACAAATACGGTGTAGAAATTGGTACAGCAAAATATAATCAATGGAAAGAGAATACTAATTTAAGTCTGGCAACATTTATCAAAAAATTTGGTAAGATACAGGGAACAACAAATTATCTTAAGGTGCATATCAACCATGTAGAAAATACAGATTCAAATGATTTGATTTCTGGTTTTATAAAAAAAGTTACCAACATTGTCCAGCGTAATCCGCTATATCAATATCATATGTATAATTTAGAAAAAGAATTGAGATTTTATAAATTTTATGATGTTGCAAAAGAGTTTTTTGAGTTATCGCTTTACGATATCGAAGAATATATTGCAAAAATATTACCTAATTATAGGACAAATAAAAGGAAAATATTTCGCAATAATTATAGTTGTTATTCTTACACAGACTGCGGAACTATTTTGAAGAGTTTCTATGAAATTTGGATATACGATTACTTGTGTAAAATTGGCTTAAAGGAGACAGAAGATTTTGTCTTCAACCAGAGATATCCCAATAGTGAATTATTTTATGATATATGGTTTATTCATCAAAATATATATGTTGAAATTGCCGGCGGTGATTCTCATACTTATAAAGAACATATGCTAAAAAAAGAACACTTATTTGGATCCATTATAATGGATCCAAATGATTATAAGACTACAATATCTAATATATTAAGTAAGGCACAACAATGAATATAAATGAAAGTTTGTTTTTAATGGAAGAGATAATAGATATCTCTCCTATAGGAAAAACAAACATGTATGATATACAAGTTTTGGATGACGAAACATTTGTGTTATCAAACGGACTGCTCAGTCATAATAGCGCAAAAAGCATGGTAGCAGCTGTACGCAATCCTGAAATACACGGAGCGTTGCCTCTCAGAGGTAAGATTATGAATGTTAGAGGCGAAGCAGCCAAAACTATTATTGAAAACCAAACTATAGCAGATATTATGACAGCATTAGGCATTGGACTAGGACAAAAAGCTGTAAGATCTAATATGAGATACGGAAAAGTTTACTTGGCAGCAGATCAAGATCCTGACGGTGCTAATATTACTGCTTTATTGGTCAATTTTTTCTATCTACATTGGCCTGAGTTGTTTGATCCAAAACTGGCGCCAGTATTTTATGTGTTTCAAACTCCTTTTATTATACAGGAAAAAGGCAAAAAACGTTTTTACTGGTATGCCGATGACTATAAAAATTATAATGCAGAAGATTGGAAAGGAGCTCCAAAGCCAACTAGAGCAAAAGGGTTAGGCAGTTTAGAAGAGGCAGATTGGACTCATAGTCTTTCTAATCCAAAACTTGTACCACTTTTAGATGATGGTAAATTATCTGAAGCACTGGATCTTATTTTTAATAGTTCCCGAGCAGACGATCGCAAAGCGTGGGTAGCCTTATAAGATGCAAAAGCGAATAGTAATTGG